GTGAGAGTGCTGCGATAATAATTGATAATATAAGTCCTACAGTTATAAGTTGTTTATTTGTTTTCTTATTTCCAAACTTAAATTTAAACATAAGAAAGGGGAGTAGCAACCACTCCCCTTATTTATTCTTTCTGGGACAAATTCTTCCACCATACCATCCAGTAGGAACATTATTAGTAGAGTTTATATATTTGTTTTCTACTCCATTTGTAATCCACCTCTTACCATAACAAGGATTTTTCTCACCAAGTTTTGCTTCAATATGTTTTCTTTTGGTTTCTGGATTTTGATGAGATTTGATTGCTGCCCGCCTATGATTTTCAACTACCTCTGGGCGATTATGTGCCAACTTTCCACTTCTACTTTTTTTCTTTTTAATTTCCGGTTTATTCAAAGATTTAATTAAATTAATCCGTGCCTTCTCTCTTAATTCTAGATTACTCATAGGGTTATAATTAGTTTTCATCAATTCACTTCGTCTTTTATTTGCTTCTTCACCAGCACCTTTATTACAATAAAATCCAGTAGAAGTTTGTTTTGCTCTATTAGCAAAGTGAGGATTTTTATCTACTTTATAAAAATCGTGAAGAGCACATTCTGCTTCAAGTGCTTCTTCAACACTATCAAAAGTTTCTAAAATAATCTTTTGTGTTGGATTAAAAGTTTTATCCTTAAAACTTCCAAAATAATTTACATCTTCTTGTGGAAGACACTTACACTCTCTTTTGCCAATATATCCTCTTCCATATTCCTCATAGGAATAATACACATAAAAGTGTTTCATACTACTCTGACTTGCTGACATTAATATTTATACAAGAAAGGAGTGCCAAAGCACTCCAATCTCACCTGAAAAGTGTCAGCAAGTCAGGTAATGTTATTTAGACATCACTTGGAACAAGTCTCTTAGCATAATCATATGCGTATTTTGTCCTTGAACCATGATGTCCCCACCCCAACCACGAATATGCTAAACGCATGTAATATTCAACAGATTTTCCTGGAGATTTTAATCTATTTTCAATATTTCTCCATTGAGGTTCACTAATAATATAACGAAGTTGTGTATCAAGTGTAGAAGGGTTTCCGCCATAACGAGCAGCAAAGGTGCCTAATCCATCATAACGAGAAGCACTTGTAAATTGAATCAAACCATATCCACCACTTCTACAACCTCTATATGAGGTTCTAGCACCACCTTCACAAATATTCGGAACAAATGTAGATTCTTGTCGAATATTTCCCATAACGGTGGCAAGGGCATACTTGTCTTTAATACCACGATCCTGAAGGAAATTCAGGGTTTTATTTTCGTAATCATTACACCCTTTACAAACTAGCCTTTTTTCTTTTGGCTTTGGTGAAGCAACCTCTTTGGTCGCTGTCTTCTTTTCATCTACAAGGTCAAATTCTTTAACAATGGAAAAAGGTGCTTGTCCAGGAACTGGAGGAGGCGGACCTTGCATCTTGTAGTTGACGAATGGCAGTGTTGCCGCATTGGTTGTAACCGTTGCCAGAAGGGGCAGGGCTACAGTAAAGAAGTTTTGCACTAAATTTAATTGAACTCTACATCCGTATAGGAAAAGCGCACTTCCCCGTCTCAGGGGCAGATCCCACGGCTCTAAATCACATTCAAAGTCTCATAAAAAAAGACCCTGCTCATAACAGGGATTTTTACATAATAAGTTAATATTTAGTAATTGTCAAGGGGTCCAATTTTTAAAGTGGCACATAAATATAGAGTAAGCTTATACCCAAAATGCCAAGGGAATGGAATACTCCCAAACGGGAGCCTTGGAACGCACCTATACATAATATCTTAAAAGCAATCGACAACCACACTCAAGAATACTTCAAGAGTGGCGAAATTTGGCATTTAGAAAAAGCAGAGATGTTAAGAGTGTATCTTACAGAATTAAAAACTTGGATTCATAAACAAGAGGGAAAATTATGAATCAATTTCCTTGGGGCGTCGTAATAATATTATCTTGTGGTCTCACCTTCACTGCCTGGACGATTTACTACATATTAAGACTAGCACATCTGGAGATGAAAGATGTATCAGTACAAGATCAAAAAAATCAAAAGAATCATTGATGGAGACACCATTGATATTGATATCGATCTAGGATTCAATCTTACAATATCCCATAGAGTAAGATTAAAAGGTATTAATGCGGCGGAAACAAGAACAAAAGATTTAAAAGAAAAGGCAGAAGGTATAAAGGCAAGACTATGGTTGGAAAAAGAACTTGCTCGTGAAGGTGAATGGGTAATCGAGACTCACAAAGAGGATAAATATGGAAGAATACTGGGAACTTTATATCTTACAGGCGATTCAATAACCATCAACGAAAAAATATTATCTGAAGGTATAGCAAAACCTTACATGTAAAAATGAAATCCACACTTCTCCTTGGACTATTAGTTATGAGACTAATAACCAACGAAGGAATTTTCAATGAAGGACGAAGACCTCAACCAAAAAGACAACCAGCAGAAGTCATCAGATTCATTAGGAGACCAGCAAAAAGAGGCAGGAAAAAGAATGAAAGATAATATTTGTATGGTTGCTATAGTTAGAATGGCAGTGCTGATTTGGTCTGCTGGTATGCTCACACTTGGTTATATGGGAGTGATGAATAAGATGGACCCTACATTTGTAGCAGCAGTATTTACATCCACCTTATCCACTTTTGGTATTGATGCTCAAAGAAGGAAAGAGGAAGAATCACATTCCCTTTCCAGCTCTAAAAAACCTAAAAGCAGTAACACCAATACTCCCTAAGGTAGCAACGATCGCACCCATATTATCTACAAATCCATGAAGGACTTCTTCAAATGGTGGTTTGTCTCTATGGAATTTCCCCCTCATATCATGCACATATTGCCACATAGGCATACGAACATCAGCAGGAACGAGTGGGTGCATCCATCCACTCATTTTTTCTCTATGATCATCAACTAAAATTCCATTGTCATATATTCTAACTCTGTCAATATTATACTCACCAGCATAATCAACTTCCTTATCAGCAATCTTATCAGCAATCCAGAATATAACATCTGCTTGTACTCTTTCAGTTTCTGATTTCATAAATGTAAGATCTAATTCAACATCACCATTATGTAATGAGTATGCTCTGGTCACACCATTTAAACATACTTCAATCTTACCAGGATATAAAGGACTTGTAGTTGGAAATTCTTTACATCCGATTGGTTTTTGCATTAACCAAGTTGTTCTGGTTATGACAAAATAAGGAACAACAATACCAGTGACAACTGCTGCTCCGATTATAAGGATTCTTTTTCTATTTTTCGCAATAAGTTGGTTTAACTCATCTTTCATTCCTTGTGCTTTGCCAGAATGAATAACTAAAAGGTTGCGAAGAGCATAAATTCTCTTTCGCAACCCAGTATCAATTTCTTCTGTTTCTGCGTGTAAAATAATCTTATCCAACTTCTCTAACATAACAACATGGTCACGATCCATGTTGTGAGAGTTTGGCATCGATAGTAGTATTAAACGATACTACTATTTATTGATTGTAACAAATTATGAAGACCAAAGTTTACCTTCTGCAATACGCCTTCTTTGTAGTCCAGCAGCAACTTTAGTGCCAGGATTATGATAAAGATAAAGAGCATCTGGCACTTTATCCCATTCTTTATTCTTTAATACTCTAGTAATGGTAGTAAAACCAGAAGAGTTGTAAAAGCGAGCACCAAGATTGTAAGCAAAAGATAATAGAGCGCCTCGTTGATTTTCATTCATTTCATCCCAGTGAGGAATATTTTGAAGTGGTGGTAGAAACTCTTTTCTCAACTGATGGTAAAGAAGGTCATCTGCTTCATCTTGAGTAATTATATTACCAATCATAAAACGAGTGCCATCCTTTCTACGGGTGCTTCCCCATCCGATTGTGATTGGAAGTCCACCAGTCAGAGGATCATAATATGCTTTTAAATGGCATCCTTCAAACTCCTTGATTAAATCTACACCTGGAATTGGAAGACCTTCAAGAGTTGGCTCTATTTTTTGATTACGATACCTTCTAGCAAACTCATCAAGAATTTCTTTGTGAACTGATGCTTGTAGAAAATTCCAAGCATCATTTTGATGTGGCAAATCTTGATGGAATTTTACTGCATCTGTAAATTTGATACTCATGAGAATACTCTTCCCCATCCAGACTTAGGACCATCTACAGTCCATCTCTTTTCTAAAACAGACTTCTTATAAACAGCACCCTTACCATTATAAACAGACCCTGTGTATCCATCATTCAGACTTCCATAAGGGTCATTGACAACATAATCCCCAGATGCTGTCTTACCAATTACAACCAACATGTGCCCACCAGTAGGTGCAGATAAAGAACCCCTATGAAGAATGCCGATAATGACAGGTTTCCCATTGGCAAGCTCCCTATCAATATCAGCAAAAGAGAGATTGTAACTAAATCGTGAAGTAACACCATAAGACGATAAAACTTTCGTCTGGACGGCATGATAAGTCGTATCACCGATTGCGAAAACTTTTCGAATGTAAGCATCATCGCCTTTCGGTCCTTGAAGTGTTCCTGGTTTTAAAAACTCAAGACACATAGCACAGGATGATGAATTGCAAGTTCTTTGTGCGTCCCTATAATTATCCGTTTGTGGATAGAAAGGAACATTTAAATATGCTGTCTTTGGTGCTTCTACCTTTGACCTATAAATTCTAACCCAATTAGCATCATCATCCATCAGGTCAGATGCCTTTGCTAGTAAATCCTTTTCAAGTTGCTCCACTGCTGCAACATGCTTTGGATTCTTCTCATCATAATATTTGAAAAAATTATGGAGATCGATTTGCATTTTATTCTCCTATGTATTCTAGTGAAAAAATATCATGATCTTCAATATCAGGATTCAACCATTCACTAAATTCAGATTGAATTGCGTGTGCTGATTCAATATCGTAAATAGACAAATCATGAATACGATCAATTGCCCAATCATGAGATTCCCGAAGTGTCTGTTCCAAAGTTACCATAATCTTTTTTCAGGTATCGTCCAAGAATATTACTATTGTAGTATTCAGGGACGCCATTGTCAAGTGATTCTTTCAA